CCTAGCATGGCCCAGTTCATTTCTGGACCGTGTTTGGTAGCGAGATGGATGCATAGCATCGATCTCCCACCGGGCCTAAGCCCGCGGTCAGCCGTTCATTAGAACGGCGTCGACCACCCAAGCTTGATGCTGACGCGCTTGGGGCGTCCAGAACGCTCTAAGTGCTCATCATTAACGCTTGTAGCGTCAAGTACGGAGACCCTCTTCTTAACGTATCCGAGAGAACTAATCTCGGGCGCTAATGGAGGATCTCCTATGAGACACTTATGGAGGGCTCCACTCCCATCGAGAAAATCTCGAGGGGATTTGGCCATCACTACATAGCCCCTGGTTAGGGGGCTGTGATGATCGGGATGCAAGCGCTTGAAAGAGTAACCAAGCGCCGACTCCCGGCCCAGCAATGGTGAGGTTGGAGCTACAGTCGGATACTCTTTGAGGAGTTTCCGGAGGTAGTCATCCATAAAGGCCGCACTCTTCCACAGACCCGCCCAATAAAGGCGGTTCCGCAGAGAGACGGCTTTGACCACACCATCAGCGTCCTGCAGTGACGTAGGGAGCACCTGGCGGACCTTTGTTATTGAAACATCGGACCCATCATAGTACTCTCTACCGCAAGACTCTCTGAATCTTCCAATCCAGAAAGACTTGCCAATGTTAACTCGAAAACCAAAGTTTTCGAGCTCATTGATCACTGACAGCACATGTTTTCGCGGGACGATAATATCGTCCCCGAAAACGCGCACCTGGCCGGAAAACTCCTTGACAAGAGTTTTACGGCAGAGCGGAGCACTAAGCTCCCTCTCTATCCCTAAGAAGACCACCGTCAGAAAGACGAAGGCCTCAAAGGGAAAGCAGAGAGCTGAGCCCATAGATGCGAACTTGGCTAGGGGTATAACCCCATGGCCAGGTACATCAGCCTTCCGGGAACGAGACCCTTGAACCGCCCCAAATAAATGGGGATAGTTCAGTGTCATCGCCCGTACGAGCTGATTCGAGACACGATCGGATGCTTCGCTCAAATCGAGCGTAGCGAGGGTTCCGTCGAAAGAACCCTTTTGGGCCATTTGCCTATTAGGCTCCTGGTCCTCAAATCCGACGGAGTTGTAGAGGAAACCATCCTCTTGGATCAACTCCAGGATCTTGCGAAAGATCCCCTGCTGTGCATATTGCATAACAGAAGGTTCAATCGCAATGATTCTTGGTGTCTTGAGCGTTTTAGGGACGGTAACTACCCTAACAGGCAGTTCCGCCCCGGGCTCGATGATGTTCAACTTGTCCATCTCCTCCGCATAATAACGGAGGTTAGGGAACAAGTAGGTTGAAGCCCTCATAAAGGGCTCCAGCCTTGCGGGCCAGGTACGCTGATTCCATTTCGCATTTTGCGAAATTTTATCAGCGACGACGCCTGGTCCATGTCTCGGAATGATCTGCTCATCCTTGATATCACTATCAAGAGACGAGAAAAGATCCCCAAAGAGCATTTCCGACATTCTAACGAAATCCTCCATAGCAAGAGGAATCCGAAGTTTATCGGAAGCACGAACATCATGCTCTATTTGGATGTACTCCGAATACGAGGCCCTTGCTCGGTCAGGCCTAACCACATCTCTGTGGGAAGACCTGCCGTCAGAACTCCTTTTTAAGGGAGAACTGCGGAGACTACCATCGCTGGCAGTCTCTGGCAAGGCAATCTTGCTAAAAGCCAACGTTAGTTGGCGAATAGCATAGATTGACTCGATATCGGGTTGGTCCAATAGTGCACCACTGGCAGGACTGAACACATGACCAAGGAAACCCGACAGAAATGCCGGGAAACCATTATGAGAACCACCCATTCTTGCGAATGAGGTAGCCTCAGAAGGGTCAGCAAAACCACGGTCGAGCCATTTTTGGATGGTCTTACCGTAGTCTGCTAGGGTTATCGCTAAAAACGATAACCCCTCGTGGTCAGTCCGTCTCGTGACAGTTTTTATGTCACGAGTGGCGCTAGTGCGGCATCGTACGGCCAATTCCTCAGCCATACAGGTCCAGAGTGACGTCAGGCTTTTCATGTGTCCCCCTTAATAGAGGTGTGCACAATCCCTAGCCTACGTTTCTTCGCATCTTCGGACATCGATAACAGGTATCTAACCAACGCATACAAATATGCGCTAATCAGATAACGCTGCTACCGAAACGCTGAATGAATAAGTTCAGCTTCCAAAGAATCGAGGAGCCTAGACAAGATGACAGCACAGGCGATCAGGGTTGCCACAGCCTTACGGCTGAGGTGGATCCTGATATCGACTGGCTTGCCATCGGTCATTGAAGACAACGCGGGCCTTGATAGACCCTCGTTGTTCGCGGTCTCGTCGCCTTGCCTCACTGGCTCTGTCTCGAAATTCTTCATTTCGATAAAAGTCAGCGATAACAAGGTCGATGAGCCAACGAAGATCTGATCTTTCGGCTTTCCTCCCTCGCGGGAGGGAGCCAAAAGGCAGCTCTTCTTGGCCACTCGCCACGAATCAGCTCTCCCCACCAAGAATCTTGGTAACGAGGAGATTTGATGTTGCGCTGAGCTGGGCGTTAAACCCAACCCAGATCGCAAGGGCTTCCGCAGCCGAATATCCAACCGGAGGCATGTCCCAGACGGTATATACACTCATACCGACTTTGACATTCTCCGTTGGCTTAAACGGATCTGCAGATAGCTTACCGTGGTCAATCCGGATCATTCGCCGGGTTCGCTTCCCGTAGGAATGCGAAACCAGCTCTTTGATCAGGCCGTCAGCACTCGTATACTCCGACTCATCCTTATCCACGCTTGTGCGTGGCAAGGGGGTCGTAGCAGCCGAGATGGTGACGGTTTGTGGATCGGCAAATGACATAGGCATCACTCCTAGAGCTCTGTTCTAGAGCTCCGTTGGCGTGTTAACACAGACAAGCATCCGTTATTACTTTCGGCTCAAACCGAGAGCAGTAACGATGGCCCACTGACGAGGCGTAAAAGCCTCCCAGTTAAGGCCAAACCCAAAAGGTGTCGCTTCCACCCTCTGCTTGGTTTCAATCCGAGCAGTGAGTGGTGACGCGATGACGCCCGGAAGACTAAGTCTCCCGCCGTCAACTTGAAAGTAGGTGTTCGAGGCGGAACTATGTTCCATCACGTAACCATACTTCAACACCAAACCGTCTGTGGCCCAATCTGAGAGATTTGAAATAACATCTCCCGCATTGGAAAACCAGTCAACGGCCCAGGACCACGGCGCTACATTCCATAGCAATTCTGGAGTCAGGTTCACGCCTAACAAGGCGCGAGCCTTCGTCGCTTGCTTTCGCCTTGCATTCCGACTTTTAACGCCGGAAGGCAAATGATAGGTAAACGCACCAGAGAACCAGACCTTACGGGCTGATTCAAATTGCCGGTATGTAGTCGCCGGTCCGTGAACGTTCCCGGTCCTGAAAACAGGGTCGTCACTCGTGATAATCATATCAGGAGAGCCGACACTAACAGGACTAGAAGCGGTCACTTCATCAGGAAAAGCATACCGTCGCCTAACCGCTTGTTTTGAACCTCTTTCGAGAGCATCTAAAATGCTATCGGCAGAGATGATGGAGGTGACAATGTCACCCACATCACTAACAAGCGGTGCCCAACCAAATTCTGTATTAAGGAAATCGTCGCTGGCTTTCTTGCCCAGCTCCGACTTGTCTCGAGAGAGTAGATACCCTCTCTTGACAGGATCCTTCCAGAATGACGAACCAACCGCTTTAGGTAGGCCGTCGCGGTAAAATTCCGCTAAGGTTGTGGCAACATCGGCGATGGCGTTTGTAGGCTTTACTCTGGCAATTGCAGTAGCCCCCTTCTGATCAAGAGCACTTTTCGTGCTCTTAATAGAAACGGGGATAACACAAGAACCAGGGTCATACGCAATAATCGGACCAGAGTATTCTGCCTTATACCAATAAGCAGAACTCTGATCCCATTGCATTGTCTGAACGGGGATATGTCGACGCCCGGGGTTTCCCGCGGTAATCGAACGTTTCTCCGTTGAGAACGGACCGCCTACATCTCCTTGAACAAAAGGTTTGTTAGACCGATTGTTCCAGGAATGCGACTCGGACACTGTAATTTGTGTCCCTCTTTTATCCGAAGGTAGTTTGCCAAACGACCGAGTATCCCGAGTAAATAATTCCCTCGGGGACCCGGCAGTTTTGCGCTCTACCCACGACGTCTTAGTTCCAGTCCCTAACTGAGTATCAGTATCAGGAATGGAACGGCGTCTAGTGGTCTGCATAGCAGACCAAGAGGATAAAAGAGCTGATGAACCTTGGTTGAGGTTCCAGGGGGTACTCCCTCCTGATTCCGTCCAAAATCCCTTACGGGACAAAGGACATTGATGCTTGCACTGCGTCGGGGCCCCTTCCGGGGCC